CTCTCACCGAATACAGCTAGGTGTAAAAACTACTAAGACCGTAAAGAGAATAGGATGTTCTCATCTAAAGGATATTGTCGAGAGTGACAAAGTCATTATCAACGACTACGATCTACTTCAGGAACTTTCTGTTTTCATAAATAAAAGGAACAGCTACGAAGCTGAGGAAGGTCACCACGATGACCTTGTAATGTGTGCAGTATTGTTCTCGTGGTTGGTAAGACAAGAGTTCTTTATTGAGCTTACTGATAATGATGTACGTAATCGACTGTATCTCGAAAATCAAAGGATGATAGAAGATGATGTGCTTCCATTTGGCATTGTTGATGATGGACACTATGCACACGAACCAGAAGAACATGTAGGTCCACTGGGATACAAATATAGCGTTGAGGACGTTGTAGACTTCTAATTTTATAAATATACGAGAAACAAAAACCACGAGGAGACAAAAATGGCCTTCCAAATTTCTCCAGGAGTCAATACCAGTGAGATCGACCTCACAGCAATTGTTCCTGCAGTACAAACGACAGCTGGCGCTTTCGCTGGTCAGTTTCGTTGGGGTCCTGTTGAACAACGAGTACTAATCAGCAATGAATCTGCGCTGGTTGCTCAGTTCCAAAAGCCCAACGCAACCCATTTTAAAGATTTTTTTACTGCTGCTAACTTTTTGGCATATGCAGACACTCTGCATGTTGTTCGAGTAAACAATACCGGCCTTGTAAACGCTAACGCTAATTCTGCAAATATTTTAGTGAAGAGCGAAGAAGATTACGATGCTAACTTTTCATCAGGTATTATTGGTGGTGGTGACGTAGTTGCTAAGTTCCCAGGAGTACTTGGTAACACTTTAAAATATTCCATTTGCCCAAGTGCTGCTGCATTTGAATCAACACTTTCGGGCAACTACACCGTAGTCAACGGTAACACCGGTGTTGTATTCTCTGCAAACCAGGCTGCCGTGCTTAGTGCTGGTGATTTAATTCAACTTGGTCCAGATAAAGACATCTACGAAATTTCTGCAGTAGCTGTCGGTGGTCTCTCTGCTGCACTTACAAGTGCCTATACAGGCAACACTGTAAACAACGGAACAGCGTTGAATCGCAGGTGGCAGTACTATAATTTTGTAACTGCTGCTCCAGGTACTTCTCCATATGCAACTATTCGCGGCGGATCCAATGATCAAATGCACATCGTAGTTGTTGACGAAGATGGTGAATGGACTAATGTAAAAGGTCAAGTAATTGAAGTATTCGATGCTGTATCAAAGGCTTCCGATGCTAAAAACGAAGATGGATCAACAAATTACTACAAAGAAGTTTTGAATCGATCATCATCTTACTTGTGGTGGGCAGGTCATCCTACTGGTGTGACTAATGCCGGAAGTGTAGCAGCAAGTTCGTTTGGTGGCGGAAGCACCCCAATTACAAGATCACTTTCTAATGGTTCAGATGGTTCTACCGCAACACCTGGTGCTTATCAGCGAGGATATGACTTGTTTAAGTCCGCAGAGGAAGTTGACATTGCATTGATTCTTGGTGGATCTTCTACTTCAGCAACAGCAATCCATGTCATTAACAATATTGCTGAGTACCGGAAAGACTGTGTAGCATGCTTCTCACCAGAGCAAGCAGATGTTGTAAACAACACCTCCTATACATCAGCTGAAATTGATGACATTATAGAGTTTAGAAACACTCTACCATCAACTTCATATGCAGTACTCGATAGCGGATACAAGTATCAGTACGACAAGTACAATGATCAGTATCGTTGGGTACCGTTAAACGGTGATACTGCTGGTACAATGGCTCGCACCGATCAGGTTCGCGATCCATGGTACTCACCAGCTGGCCTGAACCGAGGTCGAATCAAGAATAGTGTAAGTCTTGCATTCAACCCAAACAAGTCAGAGCGAGATCAACTGTATAAGAACGGTGTAAACCCAGTAACTACTTTCCCAGGCGAAGGCACAATCCTGTTTGGTGATAAGACGTTGCTTGGTTACCCAAGTGCATTTGATCGAATTAATGTACGTCGATTGTTTATTGTCCTTGAAAAGGCAATTGCAATTGCAGCTAGACAAAGCCTGTTCGAATTCAACGACGAGTTTACTAGAGCACAGTTTGTCAATTTGGTTGAGCCCTTCCTGAGAGATGTACAGGGTCGACGAGGTATCACTGATTTCCGAGTAGTTTGTGACGAAACAAACAACACTCCAGAAATCATTGATCGAAATGAGTTTGTCGGAGACATTTACGTCAAACCAGCCCGCTCGATTAACTTTATTCAGCTTAACTTTGTTGCCGTTAGAACTGGTGTCGAGTTCGAAGAAGTCGTCGGTCAGTTTGGATAATAAGGGAGAATAAAAATGGCTTTTAACGTAAACACCTTTAGGGGTGAGCTTGCACAGGGAGGGGCACGTCCCTCTCTGTTCGAGATCCAATTGTTTCAACCATCAGGCGGTGTTCTGAATGGTGGCGATTTGATCTCTAAGTCTCCCTTTATGGTACGGGCAGGACAGATTCCACAATCAACACTTGGTACTGTAAT